CTAATGCCCATACAATATCTTGAGTTGTAGCCCACTTACGCATACGTCTAACTGGAACAATGAGATTGAAAGTCTCTCCTGCTCCTCGCACTAGCATTCCTGAATACCGTCCGCTGTTGTCGCCTGAAGATTCAGTAAGAAAAATTCCTCCTCCTGAACTGCCCGGAAATGCTGGGGCGCTAGTTTGGTCAAATACAACTCCATCTCCGGTTCCTAACTCTAATACTCTCCCTACTTTAGACATTATACCCCGCGTCATTGAGTTTGATCCAACCTGTCCCAACAGACTTCCAACATGATACAGCTCTGTACCTACAGGAATAGGATCGTTAGATGGGTAAAACAATATATTTTGATCGACAAAGTTTCTTTTTCTAACCAATAGTAATGCCAAATCGTCACCACTATCAGCATCGCTATATTTTATAACTTTGGCATCCATTTTAATTTCGCCAACACGTCGACCCTTTTCTACTAACTCTTTTACAATTTGTGCATCTTTAAATTCTACCACTTTTTTAGGAACGCCACCTTCAATTGTATTTCTAACGGAACGAAGGCTTGCCACAACATGTGCAGCAGTCCAAACAAAATTAATTTTTTCTTTAGCATCACCAACAGTAACTTCGCGGGTAATTATGACCCCAGAACCTTCGCCACGTCCAGCTTTAACAGTGACAGACACGTCTTGTAGTTTTTGATATAGCGCTGCATCCCCACCAAAAGCTTGATTGATACTCATTGCCAACAACAATACCGCTAACAATATTTTGTGTGTCATAATACTCACCTTTCTATTCCAATCATAGAGAAAACATTGTCTTCAAATTTTTTATACTGATCTGGATTTTCTTCTAAATATTTCGCCAGATTATTTTTTCCTTGCATTTTTTCTTCGTTGGGTAAAGTTAACCAAGAACCACTTTTATTCACAATTCCAAAATCAATTAATAGATCTGCCAATTCCATCTCCTTCCATATTCCTCTACCATATTTAATATGGCTATCGACTTTTTGTCCGGGTGGTCCTATGGCAGATGTTACCACTTGCCAATGTATTGTTTGTCCAATTTGTGTATCTCCTTGTAAAATAGGACTAAGATGAGAAGCATGTAATTTTACATCTACTTGATATTTAAGAGCAGTGCCCGATTTTTCCACTTTGGCTTTACCCCTACCAAAAGTAGAAACATTCGCCATGAGATGGGTGATGCCTACCACTGTTACTTTATTAATCGGCAATGCTGGCGCGATTCTTCTGCAAAACTTTGCCAAAACTTTTTGGACGCTCATAACTTGTTGATCTGTTAAATCACCCTTCAGTTCGGCATCACTAGCTAAGGCGGAAAAAGAATCTATTACACAAACTGTGTCGGGTTGGGTATGAATTATTTGATCGAAAATACCTAAATATTTTTCTGCCGATAATATATTGCCTTGTGTTGATCCTATAATTTTAATTTTTTCTGCATCAGAATCTAGTTCTTTGATTCCTTCTATATCTCGCTTTCTAAGACGACCCTCTACATTACCATAGTAAATTTTACGCTTATCTTGTTGGGCATTGGCGCAAAATGCTAACGCCGTAACTGTTTTTCCTACTTTTTCAGGGCCAGTCATAATGAATAAAGATCCTTCTGGAACTCCTCCTCCTAAAGCGATATCGATTTTAGGACTAACCGATATAATTTTTAATTTTTGATCAATAATAGAAGATGGATCATGAATCACATCTCCATATTCCTTAACAATATCTTTAGTCATTCCAGCTCCTCCAACTTAGATATAATAGATTGTTTATTATTATTGGTAGTAAAAGTTTCTGGTTGAGTAAAGTTATACGATGTATGATCATTATCAGTGGTAGTTTTAGCTATATAATTATACTGATCAATTTTTTCATGAACCCATTTGGGTCGTAGGCTTGTGATAAATCTATTATCTTTGAGAAAGGCACTGATTTTATTAACGGTGTGTGTATCTATCAATTTGGTTAAGCTACGATTATTAATTTGTTCTTGATAAAACTTTTGCCAGTCTTTGAGGCCTACCGCTTTAGTATAAAATCCACGAGGTAGCTCTTTCGAGGAACCTTTTTTATAGCTATCGCTTAAAGCTTTATTTTCACATATTAATTCGATAATGTATTGCCTACCCGTTACCCACGCATGACCATTTTCGTCTACATTGGGAGAATATCGAGAAGGATAAAGGTTTGTATCAGATCTTGATTTAGCCATTAGTTAATTTTATGAATCCACTGGGAACGTTGTTTGTTTTGTGTAGCAGAATTGGACTTATCTTTGGCACTATCTCCACGGACAGAAGCCGCTTCTGTCATTATACTTACCCCTTGACTTCCTGCTGCTGTTTTATTAATAAAAAGCTGTTCTTTAGTAGCGTTGGATTTAATTCGTCCTACTTCCTTTTCAATAATAGGAGCACCTCTATCTAATTGAGTTGCCATGGCCATTATCGATATCTCGTCATTGACCATTCCTTTAATACATGCTTTTTCTACATCGGTTAATTTGCCTTTTTTCATAACAATTCCCTTTCCGCATTATGTAAGTATGCGATATTCTTTGTTCGTAAAAAGTCTCTATAAAATTTAAAAGCTTTTTCTCCTATTTCTACAAATCTCCATTCCAATTTTCCGGCGTGTCCAAGTCGTTTTTGTGCCATTCCTTCGCTGAACATACCAATAGGATTATATAATCTACCATGCTTGCCACGTTTAGCATAATATTTAGTTCTTTGTCCTATGGTAATTTTCATTGCAAAAGCATTTGGAGATTCTTGCGCGGTTTTAGAATCTGTTTTAACACAAGGATACTTGCCCTTTTCTAAATAATCTTGTTGACCAGAAACTGTATATATAGTTTCAGATCTCTTGGGCTTTTTGGTGCTTTTCTTTTTATCAATAATATGTGCTTTAACTTTCTTTTTAGTCATAATATGTATTTCCTTATTTAGTATATAATAAGAACTTTAGATCTTGGGCTTAATCTTGTGTCCACTTTGTGGGATTTTTAGACTGTTCTATGCGACTCATGCCCGTTGGTAGCTTTTTCATACCGCCTACTTTTTTTGTTTTAAAATTGTCTACTATATCTTCTACTTGTTGTTTGCTATATTGAGCAGTTTGTTTTTCTGCGTATTGTCCTATGGTTTTGCAATCTGATAAAGAAGAAGTTACGAAACCTTTTACATTGTCCGCTAAAAAATTTCTTATGAGAAGGTCTTGACACGAAGGACATTTTACTGTTTTACATTGTTTATCGTATTCGTCCATTGTAAAAAACAATACAATCTGACTTGAGCATTTTTCACATTTAAACGTATATTCGGGCATTGCCAACCTCCTATTTACATTATACCGTCAAACAGCCCTTTAGTGGTGAAAGTTTGTATTATATTATACACATTTAGACCACCCACACTGAGTACAGGTAATACATCCTTCTTGCCGTATCAATCCCTTGCTTTCGCATTCCTCACACATACCTTCTTCTTTAGCGCCATTGGGTATATATTTTTTGAGCGCCCTTGCCATACTTTTTGATAAACATGTCATTTCCCCTCTTACTTTTTCAAGTTGTTGTACTACCATATGTATGTCAGCACCATGCCTAAGAGAAGTAGATGTCATCCTCGTTAGAGCATCCTCTTCTGCACTACAAGTAGCATTAATAGGCGATAGTTCTAAACCATCCTCTAAAATAGCTTTGTATAGACCTTTAGGCCTTCCCATTTTAATTACAGTGCCGCTTCTAACTTTTTTACTAATAAATCCATTTTTACCAGCAAATACTTCATAAGGTTCATCATTATATATTCCTACTATAACAAAGTATTGTTCGCCCTTAACTGAGATGTGATATACATCACAGGGAAGTTCTTTAGGTCGGTCGGGAGAAACTGTCTTTTGTATTTTATTTGTCGAAGAATATGCTGATAGTACATTTGTCATTGTGCCTGCTCTATATGTTGTAAATCCCTTAATACCTTTTTCCCATGCTTTCTTATATACATTTTTAAAATCGTCATAAGGATAGTCGTTAGGTAAGTTAATAGTTTTAGAAATAGCAGAATC